CATGGCTGTATATGGAACTGTTACATATTTATTAATCTTATCCACATAATAAAGAGCTACTCTTTGATTGTTTGGAAACTGGCGAATTGATTTGCGTTTCATAATCAAAACAGCGGGAGGATCCATAGGTAGACCATGGTCCTCTTTTTCTGTCAAAGAGCGTAGTTCTTTAAGTGTTTTCACCTGTGTTTTCCTCTGGTTGAGCTTCTGTTTCAACTTCTTCAGTTTCTTCTGGTGCAAACATATTTTGTGCAACAGCCTGTTTGGCAGCATCTAAATGTGCTGTAACTCGGTCATGAATGCTGGCATATAATGCATCACGCATTTCTTTAGCATTATCATTAACTGCGTAATCTACAATTTGTCTTGCGTCCATTTTATCTCCAATTTAAATATTTATAATATCTGTTTCAATTTAACAAATGTTCCTACTGACTTAAATTCTTCTTGCTGCATACCTGCATCTTGTGCCTGTTGCAATTCATTTTGATGTGTTGCCAAAGCGGCTTGTTGGTCGGCTTGTATATCACCAACCATTTGTTGTTGTGCTACCGTATTGGTAACATCAACTGGTAAACCAAGGCCTGCTTCTTTTTCTTCATCAATCTCATCTTGCATTTCTTTGATTTGGTCGTCTGTCAAACGCAATACATTACGTTGAATCCATGCTTGTGAAAAGTAACGACCTGTATATGGGTCTACAGCAGACAAAAGAGATAATCTTTCTCTCATTAACTCTGCATCTTTTAATTCACTAAAGTTATTATCTTTAATGAAGTTATAATAGATGTGTTCTTTAAACTGATCCCATTCATCAGCGGTACAGATGCCTTTTAATACACATTGCACACGGAGTGCCTGATTAAAGATATCAGAAAACTTATTGCGTAGACGGTCTACAAACTTTGCAAACTTTAATTCGTCACGAGTAACTTCAGCCACACGACCAATTGAGAACCCTTGATTTGGTTCTAAACGAGAGATTGGCACCGAAAGTGATTGATACAGTTTCTTTTGGAAATACTTAACATCTTCTAACTCACCTAGGTTTTGACCACCAGGTAATGTAGAAATTTCTGTGCCTTTACCACCTTCACGGCGTGGCAACCAAAAATCTTCCATCATTGATAAGAATTTGCGGTCATCACGCACTTCACCTGTCTGTGCATCATAGACAAGTTTGTTTTTATACTTGACCATAATATCACGCAGATATTGTTCGGCCTTTAATTTAGGTAAATTACCTACGTCAATGTAAAATATACGGCGTTCTGGTGCTCGTGAGATACGATAAATAACTGTCGCATCTTCAATCATGCGTAACTGATTGAGTGGTTTAATTGCTTTGTGTAGATAAGACAACACAACTGCACGGCGGCTGTCCATGAGACCAGAAACAACAGAAAGAATAGAATCGGTTGTAATACGAACACCAACTGGTCCATAATTAGAAGAAGAACCAGTTACCACTTTATCGTTGTAGATATAGTATTCATTAAATACATCTACAATTTCGGCACCTGTTCTTTCATCTTTCTTCTTTTTAATCTCACGCACTTTACGAAGTTTGCGTGGATCAATATACCGTAATTCTTTAATACCAGCAACTGGATTTTGTTTATCTATAATCACATTGTAATATAATCTGCCGTCAATATAGTAACGGCGGAAGATATCTTGTGCCATATGCTTATAGTTAAACAAACGAAGAATGGTATGAAATTCTTCTTTGATTGCTTTTTTGATTTTCTCTGGTTGGTCTAAATCGTCCAATACAATCTCAATGATTTTACCATCATCATCTTGCACAATGGCTTCATTCATAATATCGTCAATAGCAGACTCAATTTCTGGCTGCATGGCCATCTCACGATAACGAGAGATGAGTTCTACTTCATTTTTTGCCGTGCCGTCTAAGTCAACATATGTACCATAATATGCGGCCGAAGAAATGGTTAACGCACCATCTTCATTATTTGGTGGTGTGATGGATGGTTGTGCGAGTTGTTCTTCCTCGTTCTTTCTACGAGAAATCTCAAAACCAAAGAGAGAGAATTTATTTTGGGCTGCCATATTTTATAATTTCCAATTCAATTAAACATAAATGAGGGACCGAAGTCCCTCAAACAAAAACATATTAAGTTGTAGTATTAGATTCCCAATATTGGAAGGCAAATGTGGCTGAATATTCTTCAATCACATCATTTGAACCCCAATCTAAATCAATTGGTGCAACATCAAGTGGGAATACACCTACAAACTTATAAGATTTCAATTCGTTACCAGATTTACCATATTGCGTTACAACAGCATCTACTGTGTAGTCTATTGGATTAACAGCTGAACTGTTACGAACATTGGTTGTATGACTGTTGATTGCGTTCATCCATGATTCGAGTGCGTTACGAACTACAAAGTCCTCGTCATTGATAATCTGTAATGTCCAGTCAGTAAATGTGCGGTTACCAGCAAACTTCAGTTCACGACCAAAATAAAATACAGGTACAGTACCTAGGGTAGAACCTGGTAACTGTGCTGATTTGGCCATAAATGTTGTTTTAGCACCAGCAGCGGTGCTGTTTGTTGCAATTGTTGGAAAAGTCAGAGTAACTTGAAATAGATTGGGACGGGCACCGTCACCAATCATATTTGCTCTAAATTCTGCTACATTGAATGCCATTTGTTTTCTCCTATATCGTGGTTATTTATTAGATTGCACCAACGATTTCATTAAAATCAACACCAGTTCTTGCTGCAATAAAGTTCAACTGAATAAAGTTGATTGAACGAGCAGGCTTGATGTAGATATCACCAACAAACTGGTTGGAGTCAATGACTTGTGGAGTATTATTTGTTGTATCACAAACAACTCGGAAGTCATAGATACCACGGCGACCTTGAACATCTCGTAGGAACGGAGTTACCAATGCAACAAACTGAGCACGAGTAAACTCATCATTGAATTCAAACAACGAATATTGTGCTGCCTGAGAAATTGTCTTTTCTAATACAATGAATAGACGCCGAACGTTAATTCGGTCAAATGCAGAAGGCTTAATCTGTAACGTTTTGTCGCCATATAAAATAATACCTTGGCCAGGGAACGATACAACAGGATTTACACCAGATGAGTATAAAGTATCTCTTTGAGTTTTATTTGGATTCCAAGATAATCGAACGGCATTTTTAATTTGGCCTCGATTGAAACCTGCGGGTGAATACCATGCAGCTCTTGTTGTGGTTGTAGAAATACACAGACCAGCAATATCACCATTTAACGGTACCCAACGATATACGTTGTTATACTTGTCAAACATATACTTCCAACCAGAGTCAGCAACAGTATATGAAGATGAACGAGCTAATGTTCCAGTCCAAGTAATAATATTTGATGTTTCATTTCCAAATTGATTGATAACAGCTGAAGAAGGTGGAGAAATAAATGTCATACAATCTTTTCTCGACTCAGCAATACTATCAATGGTGTATTGTTGAACGGTTGTATCAGCATCACCTGTTATAATGAAAGACAATGAAACGTCATCAGCACTTGCAAAACGACTAAATGCTGAAATTACGTTTGCAGTTGAAGGTTGAGAATCATTACCTTTTACCAACGAAACAGAATAAGATCCACTAACTGTTGCATACTGTGTATTGGCCAATGGAAGACCCCATGTGCTAACTGTATTTGAATAATCAACAGGGTCCATTACATAAATGTATTTTGAATTATTTGCAATTACATTTTTGTAGTAATTTGAATTGCCTAATGAATCAACAGCGTCTAGACCTTTTGATAGATAGGGCCAAACTTCTAAAACACTATTCTTTGTACCTGTAAATAAACCACCAGTATCTAAAACAATTAAGTGCATTTCATCATTTGTGGCGCCAAGACCAGTAGCTTGTGCTGAAGTGCCTGGAGCACCAGAGAAATAACTAGAAACACCAACACCATTAACGTTCCAAGATGCAAATTGAGCAGAGCCACCAGCATCGATGAAAGAAATTGATAAAGAGTTACCTAATCCTCCAGCATATCTGGCTGCAAATGGACCATAAGTGTTATTGCTATTAGAATTTAAAAACAATAATTCATAGTTATTTGGGTTGTTAACCAATAAATTAGTTGAATTTGGATTTGTATTTGCTGTTGCATTACGAGAATTAGCACCAACAGCACGAACAACTTTTAAATTGTTTGAGTATGCTAAAAAAGATGCAGCTGTGAAAAATGAGGTAGCTGTGTTTGAATTTGGTTGACCAAAAATTTGTACCAAATCGTTTTCATTTGTAACTTGTGTTACGAGACCAGCTGGTCCCCATACAAAATTTCCTGCAAAACCACCGGCAATACCTGTATCCTGAGGAACGACTGTTGTTAAGTCTACTTCGGAAACATTTACGCCTGGAGAGATTTGAAACGCCATTTTTTATCTCCTTAAATATGATGTTATTCTGGCAGTTAAAATACCATACTGATATTTATGATTCATAGGATTTACATACTCCTAAAGAAATCTCTAGTATAATTTGCATAGGTATCTCCACCGTCTGCCACTTCCCATACGTCACCACCCTCTACCATAAAGTCGGTCTTTAAACCATTCTCAATAATAGGTGCGGGTAGAACTTCTTCATCAAATTGATTCATGTTTTCCAACTGAATCTGTTTTCTTAAATCATGATTTACTATTTCTCTAAAGTATTTCTGCGTGGTTGCCCATGCAAAAATCACTAAAGTCATTGCCATATCATCATTTGCACCTTCTGCGGCTGCAAATGAGGTCTTATATTGTTCAAAAGTGGTTAATTCTGAATAGGTATCAAAGTCATTAATCAATAACTTATCGCCTTCTATTAATGTTTTAAGGTTAGAACAACCTACAGACTTCACTTGAGGCGACATTTTTAGACCCATCTGAACGCCACGAGCAAACCCAGCAGACAATTGTTGGGGTTTTTTATTACCAGTAAAGACTTTTAATAGGTTTTCATACTCTAAATCTGCATGAATAAAGTCTGCAACCTGAGGATTATTGTTTATCTCTACCAAAATGTAAGCATCATTATATACTCTGGCTGCATTGACAATCACCGTTGGGAACAATATAGGTGAAATAGACGAACTTGCATAAGATGCCACTTGTTTATATGGTGTAGATGATATATCAAATACCGAGAAGGCTGAGGAGTCCAAGTTCTTGCCTTCTGATACATCCACGGTGATACAGTAAATGTGGTCGGTCAGAGAACCATTGACACCCTCTTTGATAGGATGTTCATAGATTTTCATCTTGTCGTGTTCTGCAATTGGGTTCATATACCTCAATTGTTGCAGTTTGTAACCAGAGATAAGGGTATTAGAAGAACCTAAGAACTCCGTTTCAAACTCTTGTGCAAACTGTCGTTCAGAAGTATTACGGATGGTTTCTTCTTTCCATGCATCATCACGACCTGGTACCATAGACCAATGAATCTCAAAGTTCTTGTAATTGTTTCGGCCTTCTAGTGAATCCATCCATAACTTGTAGAATAGATTCATACCATTTGGTGTGGAAACAATGATAATCTTTGATGACTTACCAGATGAGATTACCGGATAGACTGAGTTAAAGAACTCATTGGCAATATTGTTTGGTACGAAAGCAAATTCGTCTAAGAATACAATGTTAAAAGAACCGCCTCGGATTGCAGAGGACGAGGTGGAGGCCGCAATAACCTTAGAGCCGTTCTCTAGTTCTACATTACCCTTGTTCCATGTCACCACGCCTTGTTGGAGCCATTGTGGTAAATTCTCGTATGCCAGTTGATACTTGGCTAAAATATCACGAGCCAAAGAACCTTTGTTTGCCAGTACCGCCACATTTTGAGAATCAGTAAAGATAGTTGCCCAAAGAAGATAACCAACTGTTGTGGTAGTTTTACCAACCTGACGAGGACATTTGGTAATAACGAAACGATTATCTTTAAATAGATTAATCATTTCTTTTTGGAAGTCCCACATCTTAAAGTTAATGAGACCTTCATCCACGTTTACAATTTTAATGTAATTCATACAGAAGTAAACTGGATCTTTAGAACACTTGACGTATTCTTGTACCTGTTCTTCGGTATATTCATGTGCAACTCCTACTTTTTTAAGTAGGGGGTTATCACGGTAAGAATCTTTAGTGTTCATTGAAATAGATGTTCAATCTTTATTTTGGCATGAGGTGAACCTGCATCACCAAGGTAGTCGGTACCAAAGTGTGTCACCCATGTATCGGAGAAATTATTTAGTGGTAACATATATCTGTGACCAAATCCTACAGGAATATTCACAAACATATTGCCTAGATTGGCTGATTCACGAATACCCCATGAACCTTTTTGACCAAAAGAAAAATAATCAGAGTTAATATGTTCTTCTACCAATTCTTTATCCATAATAAACATACCTTGATATGGATCAGATAGTGAAACAAACTTTTGACCTTCTACTGTAATTGTTGGTCGATGGCCTTGGTGGTGTGTGCAATCTAATGAAAACACTTCACCATTTACTTTTTGAACTCGATGAGTGGCAGGTATAAAATTTAAATTGTTGCGTTTGAACAATTCTCTAGTATTTACCCAATAATCAAATGTTTTCTTTTCTACCTCAATATTACCTTCAAGGTATGCAAAGTGGGTATAATCTGATTTGAGAAACTCTGGCATATACTTCTTGTGTTCCCATGTATGCCAATATGGATGTTCTAAATCTACAACATGAATAGGCAAACTAGAATCAAAATTAACATTGCTGTTAATAATTAGTTTGATGTTTGGTATAGCAGATAATGTTTTTATTACTTCTTTGAACCGCTCTAATCTTTCTTCAACATAATAAAAACAAACATTCACCCAAAGTTTCATTCTTTTCCTTTGATTAGTTTATTTAATTCTGCGGTACTGCCAACAAAGATGGCTTTATCAATATTGGTACCAGATTGTTTTTTCTTATCTTCATCCATCTCACGCATTTGTTTTTGAATAGATAAAAGTTCTTTATTGGCATCTACCATATTTTTTAGTAGACCACCATAGACTTCAAATGCTCGTGGATGTTGGCCTGCTTTGGCAATGTTAAGTATTTCTTCCATGGCTTCTTGGCCTTGGTCAATAATACCTTGTAGATTTTCTTTTGATTGCTGATAGGCATCAGTCAAATCTTGTTTTAAATCGGGATTATTATATTTTACCGATACCGCAGGAAGTTTTTCTTTTTTAGGTTCTTCAATTGGCATGACATCAAATATTTCAGATAAGTTTTTATTCAAGTCGTTCATAGAATTATATAGTGTTTGATTATAACGCTGCTATTGCAGATTGAAATGCAGCATAGGTTGCAGCATTGGCAACCAACGCTTTAAGTTCAATGCGAGAAATGGAACCACCCGTTTGAACAGATGAGTTTGGGAATGTTAATGTACCATCTGTGCCAAAGACCCAAACGTTTGCTGTGCTGCCAATGTAATTGGTACCTATAGAGATACCACCACCTAAATTATTTGTCTGTATGTATTGTTGGCCATCTGCACTCATAATACCACCAAATCTACTACCACCTGGTGGCATAAACCAATGCGAATCGTCAAAAGGAATTCCAGACCGACCTGGCCAACCTCTGCGGATTTGACTGCCGCCTGGGAATATTGTTGCACCATTTGCGGCAAGAGTAACCGTGTTAGCACCATTGACTAAACTACTAACGGTGCGAGTGTTTGCTGTGTTTGCAGTATTAAACGCAGCTTGTGCTAAATTGGTGGCAGTTGTAATATTCGTATTCTGTGTGGTATCAACGCCTTGCAGAATTATAATATTACTATTGGCAGTATTGGCCGTGTTACGAGCAAACTGGTCAATGTTACTATCAGTTGCTGAGTTCAATAGTGCATAACCACCAGGCAAAGCACCATCATGAACGGTGAGTGTATAATTGTTTGAGTTAACAATAAGTTCACCTATTGCACCAGTTGTATTTGCTAATGTGGCAGCAGGCAATCGTCTAAATTGTAGTGTGCGTGGCATTTCTATTACCTTTACTGTAAGTCTGTTGGGTTTTGTTGTAGTGTTTGTAAATCATCTTCACCAAGTTGTAACATGGCATCACCAGCAAAATCAATTGGTAAATCTAAACCTTCAACAATATTTGGTGTTTCTGATATCTCGGTCACCACAATATATGGTGTTGCAGCATTGGCATCTGTTGGTGTTGGTGTAGTATCTATCTGAACTAGTTTTTGTGGTGTCGGTGTAAATGCTGTAAACGAATAGGCTGTAGGTGAAACAGATGATTTGATTGGCATATTAGAAACAAAATTACCATTAATGTTTCTGAGATACAATATATTATTATCAAAACGAACTACTTTACCTGTTGCAACGGCTAGAGGTGCAGAATATCCTTGATAGACAGTTTCACCAATTTGATAAGTGCCTACACCTGAGTTGGCATTCATTGTAAATTGAATCACATCATCTTCTGTAATCTGATTGTAGATAGAAGTGATTGAATGTGTGATTGGACCACCTGTATCAGTTACTTTACCAAAAATATAACCTTTGACTGTAAAGTTTAATGTCCAAATAATAATACGGGTATCACGTTCATAGTTGCCTTCATAGTCAATGTCTTGTGCTGATGAATTGAGTACCACAGGAATGTTTTTCACAATACCCATTTCAGGTATCATGTTGAGTTTCATTGTATAATCTGGTGTGAAGTAAGACAGTATATGTTCCATAATCTGTGTGCCATCTTCAATGTTACGCACATACAGATACAGATTGAAATCAAAATTGTATGGCACAGGATTATATTGTGAAACTAAACCTTGTGCCGTCTGTGCAAACTGTTTTACATTGGTATTTTGTTTACGAGAGGTATCATAGGTAAAACCAGTTAATTCAAACGACATTCTTGGCAATGTAACCTGTGTCTTTTTGTTTAACTGTGGATCAGTTTGTAAACGCATCACATAATCTTCTTTTGGTGCATACACAATGGGCACAATCATTCGTTGCGCTTCTGTTAAATCTGGATTGTATCGCACCAGAGTAATCTCATTGAATAGATTACCAAAACCTATTACATATTTACGAAGCGCACGGTTATAAAATGTATTGGCCATTAGATGCTACCAAAAGGATTGGTTTCAGAGAAGTTAACAATTGAGTTAGCTGAGTTCTCAATAATGTAATTGTCATACGAATCATCACGCACAGAATCTTTTAATGGATCGTAATTGAGTAATGTGTATTGTGCATTACTTGTGGCACCCACCACTTTAATTTGTGAATTACTAACAAACTCACCGGCAATATTGGTAACAACCAATACATTGACTGTTGAGTTATTGGCCATACGAGTCCAACTCTGCACAATCGCCACAGCAGCTGCATTGGCCGATGTATTTGCGGCTGACTGATATACCACCTCACCTTTGGCGTAGTTGCCTGTACCAGAACTCATATGTAAATCAATTGAATAACTGGCTTGCTCTGCCGCAATATCAATATCTTCAACACCTGTGGCCAACAACTCACTAGAGAACTTGAATTTCTCTAGATGCAATTCATAGAAATATGGAACTTGTCGACCTAATACGTTGAAGTCTTTATCTTGGTTAGTAAATGTAATTTCATACAATTCACCAACACCATTAAGAAAAGGTATATAAATCAAATCGCCTTCACGAGGCCGCTGATATGTATTCTGTGGTACTCTCTGTTCAAAACTCCTCTTAGACATAATGACTTTAGTATGGTTCTTAATTTCAAGACCAAACTTAGAGAAAAATTCTTGTTCACCGGTATAGTTAAGTGCTTCAGAGAGATACAGTTCAATTGGAAATGCAGAGGTAAATTTCTTGGTTGGATCTTCACCATAGATTAAGTCACGAGCTACGGTGTTATCGTTAGGCAGATAAAATCCGTCAAATCCCATAATCTTAATGGATTCGACCACAAGGTCCTCCACGAGCCGTTGTTCGGCATATCGTGAGTTATAATTATTGAAATATTGTGAAGTTGGAATTTTAGATGCCCACTTTCTTTAATTCATGAACCACTCAAGAACTCCGCCATAATTATTTTCCATGTCTTTTTCAAGTTCTTCAATTTCATTCATGGCTTCTTCAAAGATTTTATCACCATTCAGCATGACACCACCTGGTAACTGTATGCCACCAAATTTCATTAGGTTGGAACCCCATTGTTGTTTAATCAAAGCAGTAGCATATCGTTTTAACCAGCGGTCATCCCACACTCGATTGTATACTTCAGGATTAATAATGGTATAACAATCAATGATAACTGGCTGACCAACTGGAGCTTCTTGGTCACCCCATGCCCAATCAGCAAAGAGTTTTTGTGTATGACGTTGATAACGAATTGGAACTTCACCAGTGAATAACTGTTCAAGCATACGAAGATGTTGCATTGTCATGGTATAGTTGATATATGATGCAGATGTAAAATCGTAGAGTTCGTTTAGACGAAGTTGATACCTCAAGTCAAACATATTGATGCTGGCTTGAGAATCTTGAAGTGGAAATATACGAGTAACACCTACAACTTGTGTTGCAGCATTAGCATTATCTCTTACATTACTTAAATCAAGATATTTATTATCGATATCTTCTTGTGTGATTTCGTGAATGTAATATGTTTTCTGTAGACCATCAAAGTGGTAGTCTTGAAAATATTGTAGTGCATCGTCTATTCGGTCCGAAACTTGGTCTGGATCAACGTTAATTTCGATAACTGGAAAGCCAAGTTTTCTAAGGCAGTAGTCGGTGAATTGAGTTCTATTAGATACTGTTGCCATGAAATCCTCAAAAGGTAAGGTTTTATTGAGTATTTAGGCATCTCCAAAAACAAACCCACCGTATAGGTGGGTTGTTAGGTAATTCGTTTTAGTAGGGCTGCTACTAAAGGACTTACTTTTTTGGCTCTACATCCTGTACTTGAGCTGCAGCTTGTGCGGCTTCAAACTGTGGTGTGGCCTGAGCACGAATCTTGTCGACCAGTGGTGATACTTGTGCATAAGGAAGTTGTCCCAATGCTTGTAGTACACCGTTCACTTCTTCTAAATTTAATTGAAGGGTTATTTCCATGTTTAAAACTCCATAAAATGATTAATCAAATACTACATTACTACACTATATAGTCGTTAAATTGTATCAGGTCTGGCCAAAAATACAACCAGTCCGATACAAATATACCAAATTACTCCACCGCTTCTTCTAGTGGTGTGAGGTCCTCATCGGTCCAATATGTTTTTGCTAACATAATCCGGAGATGTTCCTTGTTCCGATTAATGGTATCTTCCCATTCTTCATCGGTGGTATTCTCTGGTTTGGTACTGTTAATAAGGTTAACAGAATCCATGGCTGCCGAATAGTGGCGTGCAATTTCTTCTGCGGTTGGGGTTAAATCGGTCATGTCTTACTCCTATTTGTTAAATTTTATTAACCACTAGCGGTTAATTTTCTAGTGAGTGTAATGCTTGCGCCTGAGTATGTATATCCCGAATTCTGGCCAGATACTTTAATGCGAAGCTGCCACGAATTATTACCTGAAGGATAATTTGTTTGTTCAGTTGATCCATTCCAAAATACTACCGATACAGTAATTACGGCATTTTGTGGTGACTGAGCACCTGCTAGTTTTGTATAGGTCAAATAATTTGTAACAGCAGAGCCACTATAACCGTTTGCAATCGTAATAATTCCATATTCAGCGTATAGATAGTTTGCACCACCACCATTAGGATTTTGTGTTACACATAGTTCATAAACACCACCACCGTGAGACCAACCCCATTTAGAGTTTGGATATATTCCTGTATCGTAGATAGATGTTGTTGTTCCTGATCCGCTTGTTGGAGTCATATAACCACCACGGAAATTCCAGAATCCTCCGCCACCTGAACCCACATCACCTCTACCGGATCCATCAAAGTGAAGTCTTGGTTGGCCATCACCATCACTTAATACAATGTTATTATCTGATGTGCGAATGTCTAATCCATAAGTATTACCATTAAAAGCACCAATAATAGTATTTTTAGAACCTGTGGTAATTGTTTCACCTGCGGCGTAAGTTCCTGTTGGGCCAACAAAACAATTGCTTATTCCAGTTGTTAGTCCAGTTCCAGCAGAAGCACCAATACAAGTATTGTAATAAGCAGTTGTTGAATTAAATCCAGCTCTATATCCAATAAAAGTGTTTCCACCAGCACCAGCTCCGCCGGTTGTTTGATTGTAACCAGCTTGATAACCAAAGGCAGTTTGTAATGCACCAGTCGTATTTAAAGCCAAAGCACCAACACCAACCGCTGTATTTCTATTGCCTGTTGTGTTTGCATATAGAGCAGCATCGATACCTGCACCATTATTACCACCAACGGCTGTATTACTATATCCTGTTGTATTGAGTGCAAGTGCATAAGAACCAACAGCAGTCACAGAGCCTGTTGAATTTGTATATCCTGCTTGATAACCTACTGCGGTATTGTTAGATGCGGTGGTATTTGAATATAACGACCTCTGACCCATAGCAGTGTTGTTAGAGCCAGTTGTATTCGCATTAAGAGCATCACGACCTAAAGCAGAGTTACTACCGCCTGTTGTATTGGGATACAAAGCACCAATACCAACGGCTGTATTTTGCGAACCTGTGGTGTTAAGTTGTAAAGCAGCAGCACCTACGGCAGTAATTTCACCAGTTGTATTGCTAGTACCAGCAACATAACCTATTGCTGTATTAAGGTCGCCTGTCGTGTTGGCATATAAAGCACGATAGCCTAATGCCGTTCCATAAGATGCTGTGCTATTTGTATATCCAGCTTGTACTCCAACAAAAGCATTTTGAGTACCAGTAGTGTTACTATACCCAGCTTGATAACCTACTGCGGTGTTGTTAGATGCGGTGGTGTTTGCTTGTAACGCAGATTTACCTATTGCCGTATTATTAGAACCTGTAGCAGTAGCTACATATGCAAATGCAGTATCACCAACAATAGTATTATTACTTCCTGTTGTTGCAAAATAACCAGCCTCTCTACCAACAAATACGTTTCCAGCTCCAGTTGTAACACCATATCCTGAATAGGCACCTAAAGCAGTATTGTTATTATCTGTAGAAGCTCTTAATGATTGAACACCTATTGCAGTAATTCCTGTACCTGTTTGATTAGAGTAAGCTGCTTGATACCCTACTGCGGTGTTGTTAGAAGCGGTGGTGTTGCTATATAAAGATGAGGCACCAAAAGCGGCGTTGTATTGTCCTGTGGTATTCAAACGCATTGCTTGACGACCAACAGCCGAATTTTGTGTACCTGTTGTATTTGATATCATTGTAGATACACCAACAGCTACGTTGTCATCGGCATTATTATTTAATAAAGAAAAATAACCTACAGCAACGTTGTTAATTCCTATAATATTTTGCCAAGCAGCTTGTTGACCTAAGAATGTGTTACCTGTACCAGTCGTGTTACGATACCCAGCCTGATAACCCACGGAAGTATTACTAATTCCTGTGGTATTGTTGCTAGATGCACCAGAACCAATTGCTGTATTATTTGTGCCTGTAGTATTACTGATAAAAGATCCATCACCCAAATTTAAATTGGTAGATGATCCGCCTCGTCCGGCTAAATCAAGTTCTTGGTTGGTAATCTTTTGTTGTGGCATTTTTATGCGACCTTAACTATAATTTTTGCTCTACCATCTGATTCAATAGCAATAACTTTTCCTACTGAAATTTGATATTGTTCAAATGTTGGATTTGATACTGCAATACCTTTAATTACACCATTGTTGTTAATAGGAATAATATATTGTCCTGCTGTTGCACCTAAAACATTTACTGGCACCTGACCAGCAAAAGCAATCCTATCAACTGTTTGACGAGCAGCTTCTAATTTATTATAGAAAACATTTTTTTCTTCTTCTGTTGCATCATCTTCAGGTTTTTTACCAACAATATCTTCATTTGCCCAATTATCACCACCAACATAGGATGGATCGGTTGACTTAACTACAAATGAAATTGCTTCTGTAAATATATTTGTTAATTTACCTTGTGCATTAATTCCACAAATATCACCTTTGTTTATATTAAAGTTACCTGCTTTGACCATGTATTCGGCATAGTCAGCACCGTTAGCATTAAATGTTCCGGCAGCATTGATTGACCTAGAGGTGGTATTATCTGCACCCATTGTCATACAGGCATTTGATGAACTAGCAGAACCATCACCACGAGTAGTATAGAAAATATTTAATACGCCATTACCACCAGAAGGAGCAATTCTCAACAGTCTTGTGCCAGCTGTATTTGAAGTGCCTGGCGTATGTTGAAATTCTCCTGTGCTAGTAAAACGAGCTTTTTCGTTATTATTAGTTCTAAAAATTAAAGCATGATTACTGAGTGATGCAATATAAGCACCGGTACTATCTGCGCCAGCATAACCGCTTACAGAAGAACCAGTGCTTCTCCAATATATTTGGCCGCCTGTGGAACCAGTAATACTTAGTGCGGTGTATCCAGAATTGTTATCAGGACTATTAGTACCAATACCTACGTTACCCTCAGGAGTAATACGCATCCGTTCTGTTCTGGTACCACTATGATATCCAGCAAAGACTAATGGTGATGGTGTAAGTGGTGATGTATCAGTATCACCGTAAAGAATCTGAGAGTAAGAAGATCCGTTACCTGAAGAAAGTAATTCTAAGGTAGCATTTCTGTCATTGTTTGCACCTTCAAATGCTTGAACAGAAAGAGTTGCAAATGTGCCGTTGCCATAAAGTGTTAAGCTTCGGCCACCTGTAACAGTTGTGGGACTAGCGGTACCAATACCAACATTACCAGAAGAATCAATACGCATCCGTTCTGTGCCGGCTGTTTGAAATGTAGTTGTGTTACCGGCAGAATTATTGATAACTTCAGTATATGTTCCGTTGTTATATGTTCGTAATCCAAGAGAACTATTTGAACTACTATTAGTTAGACCATCAATCCAACATTGTCCAGTTGCAGTTGGATAAATGTGAACACCATATTGATTTCCTGTTCCTGATAAAGCCGTCATCTGCTTCATGATAGACAAAGAAGCATTGACTGTGGTACCACCAATACCTACGTTACCGGAAGCATCAATACGCATCCGTTCTGCTTGACCTGCACCAGTAGAACCAGTATCAAAGGTCATGATACCACCATTATCAACAGAGATTGTTCCTACTCCGTTGCTACCAGCATTTACAAATAAAGCAAGAGTTGGTGACGTTGTATCAGGTGTTCTAACAGCAAGTGTTGAATCTGCACCGTTAATATCTAAAAGTCCTAAGACTGGATTACTAGTACCAATACCCACGTTACCACCAGCAGCGATACGCATCCGTTCAACTGCTGTTGTGCTTGCAGATGGTGTTGTTCTAAAACTTAAATTACTAGGTGCGCTAGTAGAACTCCATGCTCCTTCTGAAGAACCAAGTATTAGTACTCCATTTACATATGTGCTACCTGTAGAAATTGCGGCAAAATTGATGGCTGATAATGTTGTTCCAGATACACTAGGTGTTATTGCTCTACGCAATGTAATTCTATCTGTGCCTTCTATAATAGCACCACCAACAACGTGTAGTTTAGTATCAACAGTAGCTGTTCCAATCCCTACATTTCCACTGCTATCAATCCGCATACTCTCAACACCACCTTCTGAAAAGGCTATTGTGTCGGCAGCAGGGAAGAACATACCCGTGTTGGTATCGCCTGTAATGCTAATTGATGGTGAACTTGCTGATCCAGCCGAAGCAAATATATTACCACTAAAGGTGGTATTACCCGTTAAAGTTAAATTTGAACCCAATTTCACCGAAGTCACAGAGCCATCCGCTGGAACTCCTGCTTGAGCCAATGCCAATGAAGTAATCCGAATAAATGTGCCAACTGGTGGAGTAAATCCAAAAGTTAAGTTTGTACCATTCACCGAGTAATCATATTGCACCACACCATTTGCAGAGACCACCAGAGAGTTCGCTGAGACCGGCGGAGCATTCAAAGTGAAGGATGCTGTGGCACCATTAGCCGTTGTCTGATACACAAAGGTGTTTGCCAGCTGCAATGACAACATATCTTGTGTGACTGACTGAGTACCAGGAATATTGACTTGGCCTGCAATGCCAAGATAGTTCACCTCAATGGGTGAATAGGCACCAGGTGGTGATACAAAGACTAATTTAGAACCGTCTAAGTAATATGCAGGATCGGTGGTCGAAGCGACCTGTTTGACACCACCAATATGCACCAGTATTGAAGTAGCCGAAGCCGGTATTCTTGATAACTGAAATGTTGTGGATGTGCCATCACCTGTGAAATAATCCACAGGATAATCCATAATGGATATCGGGTTTCCGATGTAGCTCAAGATTCTATCCTAGTTGTTATTGATACTACTATTTAGGTTGGCTGGTTGGCCGCTTGTTGTGCCTCATAGGCCTCAATCACTTCTGATGTCCATGCAGCTTCACAGATAGCCACAACTTTCTCTGGTTGGCCTGTGAGGTCTTGGCCTGGGTTTAGGCTCGTCCTATGGTATGTCTGTGATAATTGTTGACCATCTTCCATGATGCGAGTTGCTTCACGGTATAACACGATACCATTCTCTGTTACTGTAATCTGGTCAATTGTTACGGTTTTTGATAATGCCATTTTAAATCTCCTTTTAAAAAAGTGTCCGACTAACCTAATCCGGGTTAGTTAATTAAACAAAGTAAAAAAATCCACCGTTTATATCCGTACCACCTGTATTCATATCTGAAAGTTGAACTCCAGCCGCAGTTGCCCCAGACCTGTTTTTTCCAAGACTCATATACGCTACGCCTGAATCTGCTCCCATTTCAAGATAGGTGTATCCTGTATAATTAATATTATCTTGTTGCACAGGGCCTTTTGGTTGATTGTTGTTTGATGAAGTAAATGGCAATCCTGTAACCAAAGCGTTTCCACTACCACCACTAAAGCTAAAATTTATCCTAAACGAAACATAAACTACATTACCTATTTTTGTATATTTTCCAGTTCTTATATTATAAGTAACACTTGATGGTGCAGAAGAAGATGCTGAAACAGTAGGTGTCCAAGTACCTTCTTCATAATCATCTAGTGTGTTTGCATCAGATGAAGCAGATTGGGTTGCTGGGAAAGCCACACCCACACCGTTAGATGAAGATGAACCACCTTGAAGAACTAAAGCGCCACTAGTATTTACACGCAATCGTTCCGCTACACCACTATTAACAACTGAAAAAGAATTATCTAAGTTTACAGCTAATCTATATTCTGTACCAGCACCGTTTTGAATTCCAATGCCATCACCATCACCTGTTTTAACTACAAGTTTTCTAGTAGGGCCAGTTAAACCAATACCAACATTACCACTAGAGTCGATACGCATACGCTCTGTAGGAGTAAATTGACCGGTCGTAGCGGTAGCGAATATAAGGTTTGCGCCACCATCCGTGCCACTAACTTGTTGTGCTGTTATTGTTGCTTGGTGTTGTGTTCCCCATCCACCACTTTGTAAATAGAAAGCAATAGGAGATAAATCACCGGTTGTGCCTCCACTACCAACTAAACGAAGTCCACTATTGGCTGTTGTTCCGTAAGTTCCAAGAATATGAAGTTTTGCAGCAGGAGCAGTTGTACCAATACCTACATTACCACTTGAATCAATCCGCATACGTTCCACGCCAGCACTAGCAGCACCAGCAGTAGCTGTAGCAAATACTATTCGTGTGCCTTGTGCAGTATCACTCCAAGCTTCATCAGCAAAAAAACTCATATAACCACGATTGGTTGTTGAATATCCAGTTGCTCCATAACCCCATGCAGAAATATTACCAATTTGGTCACCACTATTCAATACTGAAGGGCTTGATAATGTTCCATTTGCTTTTCTAAAGGTGATTAAAGATAATGCACCTGTACCATAAGCATCAAAATGAAGTCTTGGAGAATCTGAATTTGCTCCAACCACATTGACATATGGGCTGCCAGCAATTGTTGCAGGTGACGCTGAGTTTTTACTGATTGTTAATTTTGAATCTGGTGTGGTTGTTCCAATTGCAACGTTACCATTGGCATCAATCCGCATACTCTCTGTACCACCCTCTGAGAAGGCAATAGTGTCTGCTGCTGGGAAGAATATGCCGGTGTTCAGGTCATCCGATTTACTAATAATAGGAGCACTTGCAGAGCCGGCTGATACTGCGGCTATCTGACCATTAGCGGTGATTTGCATACGTTCTGTTCTAGATACGGTACCATTTGGACAAGTCCAAAATGACAAATTCATTGGTATAGAAGTGTTACTAACGGCTCCTGTATCAATATTTGATTGAATTATTGCACCATTAACAAATGCTGCACCGGTGTATCCACCAAATCCTAAAATTCCAACTCTATCACCTACTTGAACAGCAGAGGGTGAAGCTAAAGTTCCACGAGCTGTTCTAAATGCTGAAAAAATTCCTGTAGAAGAACTTCCTGTATAGGTTGTAAATGTTGAACCTTGACCAGCTGATTCAGTTACCAAATCTAATTTGTTTGTCGGATTACTAGTACCAATACCCACTAAACCAGCAGAACTAATCCTCATCCGCTCCGTGCTTGTATTGGCTCTAAACACCAAAGTATTTCCTGTGCCAGAATCCACCGTTTGCACCTGAAGATTGGCAACATTCAGCGTATTAAATCCGAGCGAGATAAGGCTAGAGATTGTATTGGTTGATATTACGTCTGGCGTGACCTGTGTAAGCATGTTTGTATTCTTATAATTTTATTCGTGGGTATTTAGAGTGCATCAAAATAATTTGAATTGGTTAAGTTGCAGTAGAGTATGTTCCTGATATAGACAAATACCCTGTAGATAAATTTGATTGGCTCGATGATGTTGCACCCCAACTAGCCGCAGCTTGTGTAACTCCTGTAGGTTGCGGAACAAGATGAACACCACTAAAAAAACAACTTGGGAAAGCCGTATCCCAAACATCATTGTATCCAATTATTACTGGATTTGCATAACCATTAGATGCGTTAGTGAACGGCAGACCACTAATTTGAATGGTGCCACTGCCTTGAGAACTTACACCAGTTACAATAATAAGTATTGAAAAATTAACCAAACGCCCTATTTTTGTATACCTTCCTTCTGTGAGAGATGCGGTGTAAACTGGATTAGATGAAGAACCGGTTAGAGTAGGAGTAAAAGTTCCTTCTTCATAATCATCCAATGTATTTGCATTGGCTGAAGCATTTTGTGTGGCAGGAAATTGGAGCTGTCCTTTTGTCAATACGATAGGTGCACCAGAAATATTAACTGATTGTGTACCACTTGATTGACCAACAGTAATTGTACCTGTAGCCGTTGTACCACCAATCAAAATTGGTCCTGTAGTTTGTCCACTACCAATTGTAATTGTTTGTGTTGTCGAACTTAAAGTAACTGTTGAAGATGATGTTAATGTTGATGCTGCTACAGCACCAGCCAAAGTACTACTAGTTATATCAACAGCAGATAAAGTGCCATCAATACGAGCAGAACCAGTTGTAATGAAGTTACTATTTGCATATAAAGAGCCGTCAATGAAGAAATTGTTTGCTATTAATTCTAATGAATTTGTTTTGGTATCATATTGATATACAGAATCGGTACCAGATCCAGTAACATATGCGGTATTGGTACTTTCATTAATGAAAAGTCCAGATGGTGTTGTTTCTTGAAAACCAATATAAAAGTTATTATAAAATACGGCCGTTGATATGTTCCATGGTGTTGATAATCTGTATTCATTGATATCATCACCTGTGGAACCTATGATATACATTTTAGTACCAGTAGAATTAAAGGTTATACCTATTGGTCCAGATTCTTGATTTACAACAGAAAACGATTGTAAGAATGTTAATGTGCTAATATTCCATGCGGATGATAAGTCATATTCATATACGGCATCATTGGTAGAACCAACCATATACATTTTAATACCATCGGATCTAAAAAATATTCCTTGTGGTGCCGTATCTTGTGTTGCTAAAGAAAAACTTTGGAGCAGTGCAAGTGTGGATATATTCCATGGTGTTGATAAATCATACTCATATATTGTATCATTAGTAGTACCAGTCAGGTACATTTTGGTACCATCTGGCTTAAAGAATATATCAGTTGGTGCTGTATCAATTAACGCAGCTGACACTTGTAAGAACGTGGCGGTGTTTATTTCCCATGGTGTAGATAAATCATATTCATTGACATCATCACCAGTAGAACCAATGATATACATTTTGGTACCGTCAGGTTTAAAAAATATTCCTGATGGTCCAGTTTCTTGTGCAGCTAAAGAAAAAGATTTACCAGAATAATTCCAACTTGTTATTGTATTATCATAAAATAAACTGATATTACTTGTTTCTGTAGGAATGTTTAATAAATTTACTCTAGCAGTGTTTGCAACCACATTACCAGAAACACCAACACCACCTTGAACAATCAATGCGCCAGTTGTATTGGATGTAGAAGAAACTGCGTTTATCAATACACCATTGTTGGCGATTACCATGATTTTGTCTGGTAAACCTCCGGCACTATTTCTAAAAGCAAATTGAATTTCGGAGGTACCTGAATTGGCTTTTACTAATGATCCTGGCCGACCTTCTAAACGAATATTGAATTGTTCGTTGTTGGCTTTTAATCCAAAATCGGCTGTGGCCACCGTGGCTGAATTGGCATCAACCAAAGCACCAACAATTCCAGTATCGCTTAAAACTGATAGTCTTACAGCACCATAAAGTCCAGAGTTTTCTTGAAGATGTATACTACCTGTATTGGATGTGATGGTGTTACCAGACAATGTAATACTATTGGCGTATAGGTCACCAGTCATACCTAAACCACCCACCACCTGTAATGATCCTGAGGTGTTACTGGTGGCTGCAACTGGAGTGACTTGACCAACGGTTAATATACCGTCTACGTTAGCCGTACCAAAGATTCGAGTATTTGATTTAAGTTTTGCCATGGTTTTTTATATGTTATCTTTGTATTTATTCATTATTTTATACCATCTATTTCATTAAATTCACCTAGAATTTGTATGGTACCATTAGAATGTAATCGTCCAGCCACCGAGATACCACCAGTTTCGTCAAATTCATTGAAGTCAATTTGACCAGTTTTAGTCATAACATATTTACCACCTACCTGTGGATTAACTTCATCAAGTTGAGTTGGTTCAGGTATAAAGAATTCTCCTGTGTTGGCCAAACGAGCCACCGTTGTATATGAAGAATCTTCAAATGTAATATTGTTTACATTACCATCATTAATATTACCATCAGTTGTGTAGGCGTACCATGTATTGGCTGGATAGAATGTTACATTTGCAAAGCGTGTATTGCTGAAGTATGTTTTTTGACCAGTTCTACTAATGAATCCATAACCAGCATTGGCTGAGATTGATGTTGCATTAATGGTAGTTAGATTGCTTGTCGTACCATCAATCTCTAATCTGTCTACAAAAATACTATCATTTAATGATATGGTTACCGGATTAACAGTATTGTATAATCTGTAAACGCCACCATTATTATTTAATACCGAAGCTAATTGAAACTCTAGCGGTTGTGATGTTGCAATTTCCATATTGGTATTTAAATAATATCCACCAAAATTAACATCATAATTTACTAATGGTGCTGCCGTATTTGCAGCAGCTAAAATAATTTTAGAATTTGCTGGTGAACCTTCAAAAATAAAATCACGATTTATAAATGATGTTGAAGTTAAACTGTTAGGAGGAACTCCTAATTGAAATATTGATGGTGATGACGCAATTGGTATGGCGTTACTGTTTATTATTAATGTACCAGCATTCATTGATAGTGTTTTTGAATCTACACCATATGATTGAAATATACCGCAACTTAAATTTTTTGATGCTAAGTCTAATTTTCCTTGTTGTAAAAATATATAATTGGCATTATTAAGTGATTTGTTTATAGTTAAATCATCAACAAGTTTAAATGTTCCTTGTCCATTAAAGGCCAATGGCCGATTGATTATTACACCATTTGTTGTTAATGTTTTTATTCCTGTATTGGCTCTAAGAGAAGTTAATCCTGTAGTTGCTGTGCTAATCATATTATTTGCAAGATACAAGTTGCCAAATATAATATTACCCATGCCTCCAGAACCAGTAAAACCATCTTGATATATTACATCTTTAGAAACACCAGTTACACTAACTTGGTCACTAGCTGGTGCAACTATCAAGTTTAAAGAATTCTCCTCAGTACCACCTCCTGAATTACCCATATTAACAGTTCTGGTGCCTACAGAATTGGTGTTTGATAAAAATACATTTCCTGAACCTTCATAGGTAAAGTTGGTCATAGTTTGCATACCAACAACCGTTGTATTTGAACCAGTAATTTTAATTATACCAGTGTTACCAAACCTTATACTACGATTTTCAATATAAGAAGAACCAAAGGTGTTGCAAGATAAAATATAATTATTTAAATTTAAATTTCCATTACGATGAAAGATTGCTGAATTTGAAGTGAAATTATCATTTAATCTAATACTATTACTATCACCTAAAAGTTGAAAAGATATATATGTATTTGCTGGAAAAGCAACATTGGCTGAAGTTACTGATGTATTTGAATTTTTTGTATTAAAATATAAATCACTTGGTTGTGTAGAAACAATATTTAAATTAGGACTTAAAATAACATTGCCATATAAATCATTACCAGAATTTAATAAATCAATTGTAGCTGAATTTGTTAAAAGAGAAAAATCAATATTCCCTATTTGATAATCATTATCAGTATTAATTGTGGCACCAGAATTTAAACCAGTATTAGTAAACACAATCGAGTCTTGGGCCAAAGGAAAATTATTAACATCAACAGTACCACCATCAGTTGTTGACCAAGCGACATCACTCCAATTTCCACCTGTTGGTTTATTCCAATATATGGTTCTGCCGGCATTAAATGTTATATTTGAATTATAACCAGAATCACCTAAAGAAATGCCAGACCAAGGCACAGAATTGCCTGCAGCTTGAATATGTCTGAAGTCCACATATTGTAATGGCGCAATGTTGTTTGCAACTATTCTTGTTGTGGTTACACCATCAGAAAGAACAAAACTTCTTTGATTAGAATTGTTTCCGGATAAAGACAAAGTACCTGTAATTGTGATGGTATTATTGCCTACAGATATACTTTTTCTTCCAATAGTATCTAATGTTTGTGGCGCAAATGTAATATTATTTGCCGTTAAGTTTCCAGAAATTGAAAAACCATTTGTGTTAGCACTAGAGAAAATAATATTATTGTATGTGTAGTCATCACCAGCAAAACTAACATTAGAAATTGTGTTGGATACATTAATTGTTGAATTATTTGATGATATTACCCTATTAACTCCACCCACACTCCAAACTGTTCCTGATCCTGTCATGTTCCATGTACCAGAACCCATCACCAAATTGCTATAAGATAAGTTTGTTGAAGAACCTGCCACAAAAGAACCTGCTGAAACATTATAATTATTGGCTACAAAATTTCCAGTAGATAGTCCAAATTGATATGGCGAATCAAGTGTAAAATCATTTTGTAATGTAAATTGACTGGCGTTTGGTAAACCAGTATTAAAAGAAATTTCATCATATATGGTCACCGGCCATTTTATAACTACACCATTTGTATTAATAAATTGGTCATAAGAAACACCAAATAAATTTAAAGTTGCTGCGCCAGCCTGAGTTGTCATTGTGTTTGACATAATCAAGTTGCCATATATTCGTGAACTGCTTGAATTTATCCATGTACCAGAAAATCCTGTAAAATCTAAAGTTTTACAATAGTCACTTGATGTTAATATAACTTCGTCACTACCGGCAATCACATTAAAATTAATTGTATTGGCTGCACCAGGAGTTCCTGGTGTAATCGTTCTTCTACCAACTGAACCATCATAAGAACAAATTACATTAGATGTGCCATTTGCATAAAGTAAAGTTGCACCCGTTCCTGAATTCCATATAGTTGTATTTGATGCAAACAAATCAATTTTACCATTACCAGTAAAACGAATCTCTCTTTGATTTGAGTTTGAAGATGAGAACGCATTGCAACTTAATGTTCTATCATTTAAATCAAGTGTACCTCTAGTTAATATAAACAATCCAGCACCAAGTGTTGGAAATTCAATTCTATAATCGTCTACTAATTTTACGGTTGTATTGGGACAGTCAGCAACAATTTGATAAATTATTGTGTTTCCACCACCAGACTGTAAATTTTGTGTAGAGTTTTGGCTTGATAATGTAAGTGTTGGAGTACCTGTTCTCGTTGTAAAATTAACCACATTACTTAAAAGAAAATCTTTATAGACAACAGGATCACTATTACCAAATGTTAAGTTCATAGGTAATGTTCGAGTAGACATATCCCATTTACCAATATTCCAAAGAGAATTTATTGTAATTGTGGCACCAGAATTTAATCCTGTGTCCTTAATTAAAGCAGTATCTTGTGCCAACGGAAAGTTATTGGCCAATGGTGTGCCACCAGAAGTATTTGCCCAGCCTGTGCTGTTCCAGCTACCGCCAGCTGCCAAGCTCCAGTAGCGAGTATTGGCGGATTCAAAAGTAATATTTGCATTACCAAAACAATCACCCAATCTTACACCAGACCATGGTGCCGAAGCACCTTGAACATTAATATCTCTAAAATCAATATCAGTTAATGTATTTCCTAGAGCTGCAACAGTCATCGTTCTTTGTGTTCCAATAACACTACTACGCATAAAGAATCGAGATATTGCTGTACCAAAAGGAATCATCGTCAAGGTACCATTGACTGTTTGATTGCCACCTAAAGCAATTACTTTAATAGTAGTTCCAATAGTAATTGATAAATTATTAAATGTATTATCACCGGTAATTGTGACTGTTGTTGCTGTGCTTCCTGTTGGAAATGATACATTGTAGAAAGTCAGTCCACCACCAGCAAATGTTGGTGATGCATTAGTGCAATTGATTGTGGATGTGCCGGCATTAAATGTTAAATTTGTAATAGAAACAAAATTTAATCCGCCTGTTGCGGTCGCTGTAATAGTAGAGCCGTTTAAATCTATAGACCTAGTTAAAGTTCCTTGAGTCACAAAAGCTGCACAACTTACACTATAATTGCTAACACTAGTATTAAAACTGCCAGCAAGAACTGTTAGTTGACCAGTTGTTGTAAGAGCGCTTCCAAGCGTCCATGATCCACCAACACCATTAAAGTTTAATGCCATAATTCCAAAAGAAACGCCATTTGTTGTAATGGTTTTTCCAGTTGTAGTTGCTCTATAGATTATTGCAGCTCCAGACGTTGTTGAAAAAGAAAAGTTTGTAGCCGGCAAAGTCATAGAGCCATAGCAATCTAATACTGCTGTAGCACCTAAAGATAGTGTCATTGTAGTAGCTGATAAAGCACCGCCAGCACCACCAGTAGAAAAGTTATTACATACAGAAGGATTGGCAGAAGTGCCATCAACGGTTACAGTAAATAAAACTAACCTTGAAGAATTTGCATCAAAAATAACATTATCTACAGCTGTTGGAACAGATGCTCCAGGCAAACCACCTGATGTATCAGACCAGTTATTAGCATTAGACCAATTACCAGAGCCACCTACCCAATATCTATCAGCCATGATTACTCCTCTGGTTCAGCTTCGATAGTGGTGACAATAGTATACCAGTCATTGAATCGTTTCTCTTTAATTGCTTCGATTTCTGCATCGGTTAAGCCATGATTTTCTGGCAAATGAATTGCATCTTTGAATGTGTGACCATCTTTTGAAATTTCAAAATCAATAATAACCATAATATTACTCCTCAATTAAAAACAAAATCAATACTATTATTAGAAGAATTATATATGATGGTTGCTGTATTAGTTGTTGCGGTATTAGTCATAATGATTTCATTAACACGAATATTACCGCTAATGTTTACACCACCAGTGAGTGTTAAATTAGGAGCCAACTTAGAATCAGTTACAGAACCATCAACAGGAATAATTGAGGTACCTAAAATTGCCTGTTGCATTACACGAATGACTGAGTTATTCGCTGCTGCATCCGTAAATGTCAATGTATAATCATTAACATAATAATTTTCTGGTGAATTTTGTGTAATACCATTGATTGTTACAATTACAGAATTAGAACTTGGTGGTCTATATTGTAATGTATATGTGGTACCTGTGCCATTGGCAGTAAAGGTATTCACAACAGGATTCAGTAATGAGTTTGTGAGCTGCCATGGCTGAATCGTATTGGCTGCAATCGCAGAGGTTGTAACTGTGTTGGCACCAGGAGCAATACCGCTCTGAACAAACTGTCGGTATATAATGTAGATATTGTTTGCAGCTGCTGATGGAGCCGCAGTGAAAATCAGATTGGTTAGATTGGTAACATAGTATGCAAAGCCAGGTTCTTGTGGAACATTATTAACAACTACTTCAATATCAGAGTTGGCCGATACCTGTCGAGAGAGTGTAAAGGTGGTCGTAACACCATCACCAGAGAGTGACTGGGAAGATGTTGATGTATATTGAAATGCGTCCGGTTTCGCTCCAAGATATGGCATTGTTTATTTCTCTATATTATAATAGTATATTTATGATGACTATAAAACAGTTATATTTTTTAATTCGTCTAATGTGGTGGCTTCATCAGCCAACTTAGTGATATCTCTCAACCGCTGTTTTTCTGCCACAATCTCAGAGGTGTCTGAGTTAGATTCTAAGGCTCTCTGAAAGGCAACATCTTGTGCTTGTAATAGAGGTGCTCTCTCTTGGCGCAGACGAGTTTTGGTAATATCTTTTGCTTTATCAATATTAATTACAATCATTCTTGGTACTCCCATGCATTACGGAATGTTCTATCGGTAGGTATATCGGATACATCCACAATCTTGTATGGCTTACCAGCAGGTACATCTTTGGCAGCTAGTTCTTCAATAGTTAAACCGCACTCAACGGCTGGAATAACAATAGCGACACCGCCATCATCAGTAGGGTAAATAATTCTTTGATTCATAATTAGTCCTTTTGATTAACGGAAGATTGCGACTGAAACGACTTCTAAATCTATAAGAGAACCTGCGTTTATAGTTATCCCAATAACTCTAATTTGACTTGTGCTAGTAGTAGTTACTGGAGAACATGAGGACAATCTAATATTATTACCTCCAGTTCCTCCTGATGACACAGCCGAATAATTACCATCAGGCATTGCAGTAGTAAGATTAACTGTGTAATCACCAGTACCGTTATCAGTAATAGAACTTACATTACCGCTTGAGCGAATAGCTACAGTACTAGTTCCGTTAAAGTTTACCCATGCACGACAGGCATATGCAGTAGCTACTGAGCCGTAACCTGAATTAAACTGAAAATTACCACTAGAATCAATTGTAGCTCTAACTGCACCAGCACTAACATCAACAAATCTAAAAGATGGCGTTGATGTATTTCCAAACACATCAAGATACCAAGCAGTTGCATTATCACTACTTCTTGAAAAACTTACTTGACCACCTTCAGAACTAGTATCAACTCTGCCTGCTCTGATTTCACCACCAAGAACATCAAGTTTGATACCTGCACCAGGAGAGGAAGTGCCGATGCCAACATTACCGCTAGTGTCGATACGCATCCGTTCTGTATAGCTTGAACCAGTAGAAATTATTGTGCTTTCGTAGGATTGAAGCCGAACTTCACCTTCTGTTGTTCCAGAGCCTGCTTTTAATGTAACCGCTCTCCAAGGGGCAATTAATAAATCACGCCCTGTTGATAGGTCAGAGTAAATGTTATGCGGTCTTGCTTCTGAGCCGAATGTTAGACGAACACCGTCTGCGGTTGTGTTGCCCGTACTTGTAAGACTAAGTTTTGCTCCAGGACTAGTAGTACCAATACCTACATTACCACTAGAGTCAATACGCATCCGTTCTGTGTTACCACCTGTCGCAAACTTAACAACTCCAGTGTCTGAGATAACAGTTAAATTAGTGGAAGAATACAAAGCACCCTCACCAGAACCTATTGCCCCGTAAGCAGCTTGAGATGTTCCATATTGAAAAACACCTGTTCTTGAAGGAGTATTATTTAAGGCCCACCAAGATGCTTGTCCTGTTGTAGCAGTATTAACAGCGTAACCTTCAGTAGTGGCTGCGCCAACAACAGCAAGCTTTCCATAAGTAAAAGGACTCGCCGTACCAATCCCCACATTACCTAACGAATCAATCCGCATCCTCTCTGTGTTGTTGGTATAAAGTCTAAGGTTGCCATTGTCTTGCAGATTAATAATTGCATCTGAATTAACTACAAACTTTTGAATATCCAAGCCTGTATGACCTGTTGCTGACACTCTAAATATTCCAGAGGATGCACCACCGTTAACCTCTAACTTTGTTGATGGACTAGTAGTTCCAATACCTATATTCCCACTACTATTAATCCGCATCACCTCTGTACCACCTTCAGCAAACGCAAGCGTATCAGCAGCAGGCGAAAAGATACCTGTGTTCGTATCACCTGTGAATGCTATCGATGGTGATGCAGCAGAACCAAGACCAAACTGAGTGTTTGAGAATGTAAATGTGGTTGCTGACTGAATATCGGTATTTGCTATTAATTGCAGGGGCATAGTTTAACTCTTTGGATATCTTAATTTAATTTCGGTTATTTTGGCTTGCCATTCTTCTATTGTGGCTTCACCACGCTGAGATTTAAAAAATAATGGATCAGCTTCATTTGCATATGCTTTTTTTCGATTAGTATCTACTCGTTCATTATTAAGTGCTATTTGTGTTGATTCCCATAAAGCATTTAATTCTTCTTCGGTTGGTTTTGAAGATTCATCTAACCAATTAAGGCCTTCATAAGAATCTCCATTTAAAGTCCATTTTTTACCTTCATAATTAATAGCAAGTATAAGTGCATAATTAATCATCCTGCAATCTCCAATAAAATAATTGATGACGCTGTTCTTGCAGTATAACCAGCATTATCATCTGCTCCTGATGTATTAAAAAAAGCAGTGTGTGTTCCACTCGGTTCTATAGCACCAATTTGTAATTTATATGTAACAGCCGAGGTTGTTCCTGGAGAATCAAGAAACGTAATTGATGTTGGAACACCTCGATTTCCGTCACCAGCATTGCTGACTGCAGGAGTTGATGCGCTTAGTCTTGAACCAGAAGCAGGACCATTTGAAATTAGTGTTCCATCTCTTAACAATCTTGCACCAACCGCAGGAGATTTAGCAGATAAACTACAACTTATTAATACCAAAATTCTACTACTAGAAGAACTTGGCGTAATCGTTGCTGAAAATCCTGTTATATCGGTAAAACTTCCCCCACCTAAGCTTGCAGAAAATAAATCATTTTTAAATGTTGAAATAACTTGTAAAATAGATCCAGTTTGGCGAAGAATTGGCCGACCAGAACTGTTTAGAATCGATGTACCAGCAGTAGATAGTTGAATACTACCACCAGGATTAATACGCATACGCTCTGTAATGGTGTTATTAGAATTTTCAATAAACATGAGGTGACCACTGGAAATACCTTCTCTGCTAATTTCCCAGTAGTAACTATTGCTGGATCCAACTCTAATTCCGTTGTGACCTGATACACCAAACTCAGAGCCATAGAAAGTACCACTACCTCCAACGGAGAATTTAGCACTAGGAGTAACATTAATTCCTACATTACCACTAGAGTCAATACTCATCCGTTGTGTAGCAGCAGTAAAGAAACTTAAAACATCTCCGCCAATCCGGCCTATTGCGGCGCCTTGTTGTTGTGGTGATGTTGTGCCGTATCCAAAATAAATGTAAGCATTGTCTGTTGAGTTTGCCGAATTAATTCCAATACCATTACCATTACCAACTCTTGCAACCAAACTATTATATAATCCATAATCTCCTATTGATATACCATTCAAAGATATACTTGTTGCTCTTGCGGTACCGTTCACATGAAGTAATGCAGAAGGACTACTTGTACCAATACCTACGTTACCATTAGAGTCAATACGCATGCGTTCTGTTTGATTTGTTTGTAACAAAAGTGGCATTGCTGTTTCTGTTGATATAGCAGAAAAATTTGTACTATCTGAGTATATAAGTAAAGTACTAGTCGACCCTATTCCAAGTTGAACCCTACTTCCAGCGCCCGATGTAATAAATAGTCCAGAAGATGTGCCAGCACCACTAGAAGATATAGCTACCGACCTAGTAAGGACTCTAGAAAATGGGTCTGTGCTACTAGCACCAATACCTACATCACCACCAGAAGTAATCCTCATCCTCTCCGCATTATTCGTTCCCAATACCAAGAAGCTATTCGCTCTGTTATACACATACGCTTCAGAGCTACCTCCTTGTATTAACTCAAACGCAGAAGTACCTACGGTAGAACCATTACCTGCTATGGCTACTGTGGCTGAAGTTGAAGATGTGTTTGAAACAAGAATGGTGCCAGCGGCTACATGAAGTCTTTGTGAGGGAGATGCGGTGCCAATACCAAGGTTACCGGTGGCATCAAGTCGCATTAACTCTGTGCCAACGTTTTGAAATATATGTGGTAAAGTGCTTGTAGCTCTGTAAGTCAGTCCAGCCGAAGTGCCAAAAATATAACCTCTAGCTGTTGTGCTTTCTTTTAATACTAAATCGGTACTTGTACTTATTTGGCCAGTAACGGTAAGTTTTTCTACAGGACTAGCAGTACCAATCCCCACATTACCACTTGTATCAATGCGTAGTCTTTCGCTACCGCCTGTTAGCATTGTTAGTGGTAGGTATGTTCCTGTTCCTGTAATGCCTGACTGAAGCTGCATTGACGCGGTGCTTCCAACAATACCAGCCCACCCAGAATTAGTCGGGTCGTTTGAGTTATAAGCTCTCCATTGAGATATAGTGCCTGTACCATTAGGCAAAGCAGCAATTACAGTTGCTCCGTCTGTTGTACTTGTCTGAAATGCAACTTTGCTTGTTTGAGTAGTATTAGTAAAATCACCACGAATACGAGCACCGGTCGCACTAAATGATAATGAATTGGCTATCGCAGTATTACCTGTGACATCAATCACCAAACCAGTTGCAGAGTTTGCTTGAAGTGTAAGAGTGTTACCTGTGCCAGTATTGAATGTTGTAATGCCTAAGTCGGCAATAACAATAGAACCATCTTCAATCGAGGCACCAGTAATTCGTGAAATTGGCATATTACGAGATTTCCAAAACGCTTAAAATTGCATCAGCTGAACCTATTACTGATGACGTTACTTGAACTGAATCATTTGCCTTTAATACTAATTTCTGGTCACCACCAACGGCAACCAATGTACCACCAATCGGTACTGTGGCATCACGCACAATAAAGGTGGGTGCAAACGAATTGGCTGAATCGAGAACATATGCCGATACCGTGATTGTATTGGCGGTAGTTCGGTTAGCAATAGACAAACCAATGACAGTAGACTGTGTGGCGATAGGTGCCTGATACACCGTTGTATTGGCTGTTCCTACACTAGGTTTAAATCGATTCGTAAATACGTTTGGCATTTTTTATTCCGTTTAATAATCTATATTTATGTGGGTTACCCAAGAGCAATTGCAAAACTTAACGCAGTTCCAATCACATCTTGTCCATTACTATAAACTGTACCACCATACAAATCACCAGTGAACATGGTGTTGTTTGCTGCAATAATGGATGAATTACTATTTGATTGGTAACCTGTGTTGTTGGCCACCAATATTGTATTTGGTCTCCAGCCAGCTAAATCTGGTTCTGTATTAGCACGATTGAAGGCCGCCTGTGCCAAACTGGTCGCTGTATTTGCCTGACCATATGCACCGATAGCCATACCATTGGCACCGTTAGCGGTGTTGTATGCACCAATCGCCATACCATTGGCACCGTTGGCAGTATTAAATGCCGATTGTGTATAGTTGGCTGGTGCAGCTGCCGTGTTCTGTGTCGATGAATCAGCAAAGGTGATACGATTCTTTAATACTAATCCAGTATCATATTGGAATCGAGCAATCTCTGAACCAACACCTTGACCATTGAGAGAAAATATAATATCTTTAGGTGTAAATGTGCTTAATACGAGAGCACCACCACCTGTTGATGTGTTACCTGAAACATACAGATAACCATCATTTGGTCCTGTTAACTCAAAGCCTGCCTGATTATAGTTTGATGAGTTAATACCCATATCAATAAAGGTACTCGTATCATTACCATTGTCAGCAGTTGCTACAAAGTCAGATGATGAATTGACATTGGAGCTCTTGTTCTGCATAACAATCTGAGAGTATGTCGGACTGTTACCAATTGCTTCAATGAGTGCATTGGGAAATACTACTTGACCGTTTGCTAGACCAAAGTAACCTGTACCATTGATGTAGATACTATTGTTTGATGCAATTGAACCATTAACACCAAGTGCTGCAGTCCATGTAGTTGTGCCTGTTAATGGTGATGCAATATTCAAAGCACCAGACATTGTATCGCCAGACTTTAATACAGTATTGAAAGCACGAGCATTGGCTGTATTGGCTTGTGCAAAGGCAGAAACGGCATAATTGTTTACTGCAATGATGTTATTGTTTTGTGTAACATCTACACCTTGTATTACAGCAATCGCTGCTTGATTGGTATTTGCTAATGCATAACCTGAAGCAGCATACTGATTGACTTGTGTAATCGAAGTGTTCTGTGCTAAATCAACACCTTGTATACCAGCAATCTGTGTATTTTGTGTTAAGTCTACACCTTGTATAATCAGTATGGCAGAGTTCTGAGAATCATCTACACCTTGTATGCCAGAGATTCTTACGTTCTGTGTTGCATCCACACCTTCAATAATTGACATACGGGTGTTTTGAGTAATATCAACACCTTGTATGCCACCAATTTGAACATTTTGATTTGCATCAACACCTTGAATAATACTAATAGCAGTGTTGGTTGCATCAGCCACACCTTGGAAATATGCCTGATTGGCAGATATCCATGCGTTCTGTGTAAGGTCTACACCTTGTATAATTGAAATCAAAGAGTTCTGTGTAAGGTCTACTCCTTGAATAATACTGATAGCTGAGTTTTGTGCTAAATCAACACCTTGTATACCAGCAATCTGCACGTTCTGTGTGGCATCAACACCTTGAATAATTGTGATGGCTGCATTTTGTGCCAAGTCAACACCTTGAATACCTTGTATTTGTGTATTCTGTGTGTTGTTAATACCTTGGAAGTAAGCCACATTGGAACTAATCCATGTGTTCTGTGTCAGGTCTGTGCCTTGTATAATGGCAATCGCTGTGTTTTGGTCCGAGTTAATCGTTTCAATGGAATTCAACCGAACATTCTGCGTAGCATCAGTACCTTGAATAATACTGATTGCGGTGTTCTGGTCAATATTAACTGTTTCGATACTGTTTAGTCTGGTGTTCTGTGTTAAGTCTACACCTTCAATGCCACCAATGCGTGTGTTCTGTGTTGCATTAACACCATCATTGTAACTGATTGATGTATTAGCATAGCTATATGCTGACTGAGCATACTGATTGGTCTGATTAGCCGTTTGATAAGCTGATGCAGCATACTGATTGACTTGAATAATTGTAGTATTTT